GCGTGAACGATTTCAAGGCGCTGACGAGCTACCGGCTCAACGGCTCCATGAAGTTCCAGCCCGTCGCTCCTGGCGGCGAACTGAAGAACGCTGGCGTCAGCGACGAATCGCGGACGATCTCGGCTTCGACGTTCGGCGTGATGACCAGCGTCACACGAACGGACCTCATCAACGATGACCTCGGCGCTCTGACTGCTGTGCCTCAGCGGATCGGGAGAGGGGGCGCTCTTACTCTCTCCGACACGTTCTGGACAGAGTTCCAGGCGAACCACAATACGTGGTACACGTCGGGGCGTGGCAATTTGGAGTCGGCTGCGGGTGCGTTGTCGCTCAACAACCTCAAGAAGTTGGCGACCAAGTTCCGCAAGATGAAGGATCCCGATGGCAACCCGGTTGCCGTTGATCCTCGCATCCTGCTCGTGCCTGCCGACCTGGAGATCGCTGCTGCCGAGATCATGGGTTCCGCCCTGCTCGTCGGCGGTTCGTCCGCTGGTCCCAACGTGAACGTGCTCGCCGGGCGGTATCAGGTCGTCTCGACCAGCTACCTGTCGAGCCTGGAGGACTACTACCTCGTCGCCAACCCGGCGGATCTGCCGGCGATGGAGGTGGCGTTCTTGAACGGCGTGCAATCCCCAATCGTCGAGACGGCGGAAGCCGACTTCTCGACGCTCGGCGTGCAGATGCGTGGCTACTTCGACTTTGGCGTTGCCAAGGCCGAGTACGTCGCATCCGTCAAGGGCGACGCGACTTGATCTGAAGACAAACCGTGACCGCCGGGCGGGAGCCCAAGCCCGCCCGGCGGCATGATTCCAACCAACTCCATTCCCAGAAAGTAGGTGATCCTCATGGCTGATTATGTGCAAGGCGACTGCCTGATCGACCACACGCCGTCTGCCGCTGTTGCGGCTGGCGACGTGGTCGTGCTCAATGACCTCGTGACCGTGGCTCCGGTGGCGATTGCCGCCAACGCTCTCGGTGCGGTCGCTGTCGATGGTGTCTGGTCGATGCCCAAGGCTTCCGGTGCTATCGGTCAGGGTGCTCTCGTCTACTGGGACGCCACCGCTGGCAACATCACGACGACCGCGACCAACAACAAGCGGGCGGGCAAGGCGGCTGCGGCTGCGGTGTCTGGTGCCACGACCGTCCAGGTGTTGATCAACGTCGGTTGATTCCCGTCCCACTGCAAGCCGCCGGCGGCAGCGTTCATCCTTTCCGCGCCGCCGGCGGTCTTGTAGATCGAGGTGCCCATGTCCGACCTACTCGCCAGCGGTGCGGCTTGGCTCGCTGACCAGTTGTCGGCGGGTGCGTCGCGGTCTGTGCGTTACTACCGAGGTGCTGACTACGGCGTGGTCAACGCCACGGTCGGCACCAGCCGGTTTGAGTCGCAAGGCACGAGCGGCGTGATCGAGCAATGGGAAAGTCGGGATTTCCTGATCAAGGCTGGCTCGCTGCCGTTTGGCGAGCCGCAGCGGCACGACAAGATCCGTGAGACGCTCAACGGCGTGGACGTCACCTACGATGTCACCAGCCCGCGAGGCGTGCCGGTATTCCACTACGGCGATGCGTTCCGCCAGACGGTGCGTGTGCATACGGTCGCCACGGCTGAAGCGTCCAGCGTGCCTGCAACGCTCAGGCGTCGCTTCTGGGGGTCGTTCGCAGCAACGACGATTACTGACGCACAGATCGTCGCCAGCCTCTCTAGCGACCTTGGCGGCACTCGGGCACAGACCCGCACGATCGCCGCACAGACTGCGTATATCTACGTCGTTCTTCCGACGAGTTTCGGCGTACCTGTCTTCGCCGTCAGCGGTCTGACGTCTTCCGCTTGGGAGACCACGCAGCGGACGATCACGTTCGCCGGGCAGGCTGCGACGAGCTACGGCATCTACCGCTCAACGTATCCGATCACCGGCACCGTCAACCTTGTGGTCACATGACGTATGTCAAGCATCAAGGGCACCAACGTACTCGCGCCGGTCGTGCCGTTCGACACGAGCGATACGCACGCATCGCACGAGGCAAAGTACGGCAAGGGCGGCTACCGCAGCGTGGCAGACATCGCCGAGAGGGACGCTATCCCGGCTCTGAGGCGAGAGGCGGGCATGTTGGTCTGGGTGATCGACACGCAGAAGGTGTGGCGGCTCAACGCCAACCTGACCACATGGACTGAAGTCACGGCAATCAACGAACCACAACTCTTAGACGGGGGCAACTTCTGATGAGCAACACCATTCGCATCAAGCGGCGCAACGCAGCCGGTGCAGTCGGCGCACCGTCCAGCCTTCAGCAGGCAGAACTCGCATTCAACGAGGCTGATTCGACGCTGTACGTGGGCGTCGGCACCGGCGGCACCGGCGGGTCAGCTACGACGATTCAGGCGATTGGCGGCAGCGGCACGTTTGCCACGAAGGCATACGTGACGTCTGCGGTAGCTGCCGTCGATGTCAGTTCGCAGCTGTCGAACTACCTCACCTCGTCTGCTGCTGCATCGACGTACCTTTCACAAGCGACGGCGGCCAGCACATATGCAACCCAGAGCAGCGTAAGCACGGCGATATCAAACGTGATCAATGCGGCACCGGCTGCTCTCGACACGCTCAAGGAACTGGCTGACGCTCTCGGGTCGGACGCTGCGTTCTCCACGACCGTCACAACGTCGCTCTCGGGCAAGATGGCAAAGGCGAGCAACCTGTCGGACGTGGTCGATGTTTCGGCGGCTCGGACGAATCTCGGACTCGGCACGATGGCAACGCAGGCGGCGAGCAACGTGGCGATCACGGGCGGCTCGATTGCAGGCATCGACTTGAACGGCGGGACGTTCTAAGTGTCAAACACTGTCCGCATCCTCCGAAGCACGACCGCAGGCAATGTGCCGGCTTCGCTGGCGTCTGGACAAATTGCGATCAACGAGGCCGACGGAAAGCTCTTTTACAGAGCCAGCAGCGGCACGGTGACGCAGCTGGCGACCGGCGGCGGTTCGTCATCGCTTGCGGCGTATTCGAGCACCAGCGGCTTCCCTGCGACCGGCTCGGCGTCGGTGCTGTACCTGAGCACGTCAACGTCCAGGCTGTATCGCTGGGATGCTTCTGGGGTCTACGCAGAAGTCGGTACGAGCGGCCTGGCTGACACGCTGGACGGAGGATCGTACTCATGAGTTTTCCGTCATCGCCAACAGTCGGGCAGCAAGCGACCGTCGGCGGCAGGCAGTTTGTCTGGCAGGGGTCGGCGTGGGATCTCGTGGCAACTGTCACGGGGCACGCTGCGCAGCACGCCATCAACGGCAGCGACCCGCTGACGATCACGGCGGCGCAGGTGAGCGGGCTGGCGACTGTGGCGACGAGCGGATCGGCAGCGGATCTGTCGGGCACGCTCGCGGATGCGCGGCTCTCGGCCAACGTCCCTCTGTTGCCGGGCCTGACTATGGCATGGTCCCAGCCCAGCACACTCATTGAGACCGTGCCTCGCAGTCAGCTAACGTTTTCTGGTCTCACGCTAGTGTCTGGCCAAATATCGTTCGCGTTTTTCACGCCGCTATTTTCGCTGACTGTATCTCAGATCGCTATGGCTACCATGTCAGCCGCAGCGAGCGGGCTGACGCTTGCGCGAATGGGGCTGTACACGTTTGATGAATCGACTGCCACGCTGGTGGCGCGCACAGCCAGCGATACGGGTCTGTTTGCCACCACGCGGACACACTTTACGCGATCCCTAGATTCGTCATCAGGCGGGTTCCCTGCAACGTACACGCTGCAAGCGGGGGTGCGGTACGGCGTCGGAGTCATCTGTGTAGGCACTACCATGCCGATAATATCGGGTGCCACACCGCCTTTTGAAACGGCAAGCCTGTCGCCACGGCTGTCTAGCACGCGCGGCAGTCAGTCCGACCTCGCTGGTACGATCAGTGCTGGGGTCATGGGCACATCTAGCTCCTTGATGTACGCGAGGCTGTCATGACCACCACCTACATCGGCATCATTGACGGCCTGCGTGTCTGGGAAGTCCGCGACGAGGCGGGCAACGTCATCGGCCTCAATCAGCAGGCCGTAGAGCCTGAGTCGCCAGCCGTGCCCGCCAGCGTCTCCGCCCGCCAGATACGACTCTGGCTGCTTCGCCAAGGCATCTCGCTCTCGGCGGTGGACGCTGCCATCGACGCAATTCCTGACGCTCTCCAGCGGGACAGCGTCAGGGTGGAGTGGGCATACGCGCCATACGTCGAGCGATCGCACCCGTTCCTAATTCCGCTCGCTGCGGCTCTTGGGCTGACGGAAGCACAGGTCGATCAGGCGTTCGTCGAAGCGGCGACGCTGTAGGGCATAGCCGGTCTAGTTTCGGGTGATGGCAGGGAAACTGTCGGCACCAGGAGCGGCCTATGTCTACGTTTTCCCAGTTGCCGGGCGCACTCGCCGTCACTTTTGTCGTCGGCGACGAGGTGAATATCGCCATCAATCTGGGCGTGAACATCACTGGCTATACGCTCCAGTCCGGTGTATTCGTCAGCAGTGCCCAAGGATTTCAGGGTGGCGGCGGCGGCACCGTGACGGCTATTGGAGCGACGGCAGCGACGCCAAGTATTCAGGTGGTGACGGCGTCCACGGGCGCGATCATCTGGTCGCTCACGGAGGCACAGACGTCGTTGCTGTCGCCGGGCATTCGTTACCAATGGTTCCTGCGATGGATCACGCCTAGCACGTTGATGACCCGCACGATTCTCGCGGGTGCTTGCATTCCGAGGGCACCCGGCGCATGAGTGAAATCAGCGTTTCCGTAGTCGGATCCACGACGATCAACCCGACGGTCGGCAACGGCTCGGTCGTGAACGTCACGTTCTCTGCCGCTGGCGAGCGTGGGCCGAAGGGTGACACTGGCGTTGCTGGGCCTGTGAACACGATTGCGATTGGCAAGGTGGTCACTGGCACCGACGCAGCTGCGACGATCACCGGCGTGTCGCCGTCTCAGACGCTCAATCTGACGCTGCCGCAGGGTGCGACGGGCGAGCGTGGCTTGCAGGGCGATGTCGGTCCTGCCGGGCCTGCCAACTCGCTGAGTATCGGTCAAGTCACAAAGGGCGACGAGGCGGCGGCGACGATCACGGGCACGGCACCCAGCCAGGTGCTGTCGCTGACGCTGCCGAAGGGTGACAAGGGCGACACTGGCGCGGCTGGGCCGTACACGACGATTCAGGTCGGCACCGTCACGACGGGAGCACCTGGCACGCAGGCGAAGATTGACAGCCTGACTTCTGGCAACACCGTCTCGTTGAGCTTCACCATTCCGCGTGGCGTTGACGGCACGGCGAACCTCGCCGACGAGACGCCGCAGCCGCTGGGCGTGGCGTCGGCAGGCACGGCGGGATTTGCCGCCCGTGCTGACCACGTCCATGCGGTGCCGACGATCAGTTACGCAAACCTGTCCAATGTGCCGACGACCTTCGCCCCGGCGACCCATCAGCACGCCGTCAGCGACGTGACAGGCTTGCAGACGGCACTTGATGGCAAGCAGGCGAGCGGCACATACGCCACGCTGGTCAACGGTCTCGTGCCGTCCAGCCAGCTGCCGGGCTTCGTCGATGACGTTGTGGAGTTCGCAGCACTTGCCAACTTCCCGGCGACGGGCGAAGTGGGGAAGCTGTTTGTCGCCCGTGACACGAACAAGGTCTACCGATGGTCGGGCACTGCCTACATCGAGATTTCGGCAAGCCCCGGCTCGACTGACTCGGTGGCTGAAGGCTCGACCAACCTGTACTTCACCACGCTGCGTGCGTCCGCAGCCGCGCCGGTGCAGAGCGTCAACGGCAAGACGGGCAACGTGACGATCGAGGCGGGCGGCATCGCCTGGTCCACGGCACCGACGACAACCACGACGACGACCAAAGCCGGGCAGATCAGCTACGACGAGAATTTTCTCTATGTCGCCAACGCAGTCAACCAGTGGCGTCGCACGTCGCTTGAGGATTGGACGACTCCGACCATCACGATCTCGGTGCAGCCCAGCAACCAGACGGCAGTCGGCGGCACGGCCACGTTTGCCGTCACGGCGACGGCGTCGCAGAACGCAGAACTGACCTACCAGTGGCAGCGGCAGGTGGGCGGCGCGGGTGCGTGGGTGAACATCGGCACCGGGCTTTCGGCAACGCTTGCCCTCGCTGATCTCAGCTACGCCACGAACAACGGCGACAAGTACCGCGTGATAATTTCGTCGGGTGCTGCGGGCACGGGTGGCACTGCCGTCAACGGGTGGTTGCCTGCTGTGGTGGTCGAACTCACGCCTACGGCAACCGTCACCAGCGGCGAAGCGACGCTCACAGTGTCGGCGGCAATCAGCATCATCACGCAGCCGCAGAACGTAAACCTGACGAGCGGCACATCGGCGTCGTTCTCAGTTTCGGCAACCACGCCGGGCACGGGACTCGCCTACCAGTGGCAGTCGTCGCCTGACGGAACGAACTGGACGAACATCAGCGGCGCGACCTCGGCGAGCTACGCTCTCACGGGGGTCACCGAGACGGGCAACGACAACTACAGATATCGCTGCATCGTGTCGAGCAGCGGCTACTCAGACGCCACGAGCAACGCAGCTCTGCTCGACGTGGCACCGATCACGGTCACGTCGCAGCCTAGCAGTGCCACAGGCTCGCCCGTGGCAGGCACGACGCCAAACTACTCTGCGTCGTTCACCTCGGCGGCAACCTCACCGGCAGGCTCGCCGACTATCCAGTGGGAAGTCTCGACCGACGGCGGCACGACGTTCTCGGACGTGAGCGGGCAGACTAACTCGTCGCTCTCGCTGACGGGACTGACGAACGCTGACACGGGCAAGCGATACCGGGCCAAGTTCGAGAAGTCTGGCTGGAACACGGTGCGGTCAAGTGTTGCCACGTTGACTGTGCCGCTCGATGCGATCACGGTGACGCAGCAGCCGAGCAATACGACGGCGGTCGCCTCCGCTTTCTCGGCGGTCACATTCGCCCTTCCGGCTGGCCGATGGAGTCGCGTCAGCTACGCAAACGGTCTTTGGTTCGCCACACCGAGCAACATAGATTTCGGTGGCGACTACATCGCCACCTCTGCGGACGGAGTGAATTGGACGCGAACCAATCTGGCACTTCCAGCAGCGGATCAGTGGTCTGAGGTGCTGTTTTACAACGGCGTGTATCTCACCTACAGACTGACGACATCTGCCGTCACACCGCGATATGCGACCAGCACTGACGGAGTGACGTGGACTGGTCGCACTTCCACTGTTTTTAGCACTGCGGCTACGGGCAGCTTTGTCGTGCGAGTGCATGACGCTGTTGGCTTCGTCGTGCTTAGTGGACAGTCGGCAAGCCAGACAGCCGGTGCGGTGTCTGCCGACGGCGTGACATGGGCCGCGAGGGCTGGTGGCGGATACTTGCTGTATGGTTCCCTAACCACAGTCGGAAATCGAACTGTCGGCGTCACGGAGGGGATACAGACTTCGGAATCGTTTGCAGAGTGGGGCGTCGTCACGCAGGTTGGTGATGGATCGCCCGTTTACACGCCGGTGTATACGGCAGGGGTCGGGATGCTTGGCACATCGCCCGCGAAGCTGTCGGTCGCTGGCGACTTCGTTCAATTCCTTTGGTCGAGTGGAAATTCCCGTGTCTTTCGTGTCCTGTCGTTCGCAAACGCTTCCGCGACCACGCCAAGCGTGTTGTCGCCAGCGGCACTGCCGACGGGGACGACGCTGTCGGTGTTGCCACGTTCGCCTCGATGGGTGGCGGCAGGCACTGCCGGATTCTTCACGTCGAACGATCAAGGGGCGTCGTGGGTTTTGCGGCAAAGCCTGTCGCTGCCAAGCAACGAGAGCGGCACCTTCTACACGACCGGCAATCGTATTTCGTTTGCCAACTTCCCGTCAGGCTCGACGATCTACACGTCCGACGACGGCGGATTTACTTGGACGGCAAGAAACTTCCCATTTGTAGGCACGGTCGGCCCGCAGTCGGCTGGTCAGGCAGTCCTGTGGCAAAACAGTTCTTCCGTCGCATCCTTCGGCGGCACGATCGTCAACCTCGGCGGTGCCTCGTCTGCGACATTCTCTAGCAACGCCACGACCAGCTTCGGCTCACCGTCCATCCAGTGGCAGCAGTCGTCCGACGGCGGCGCGACGTGGACGAACATCAGCAGTGCCACGTCTAGCTCACTCGCACTGTCGCCGGTCTCTGGAGACAACGGCAAGCGATATCGAGCCGTGTTCAGCAAAGACAGCTACACGACAGTCAACAGTAACGCAGCCATCCTCACGGTGCCCTGATGCCAAAGATCGTCAAAGTGAAACGCACGAATACCGCTGGCTCCACGCCGTCTGTGAGCTACGGCGAACTCGCATACAACGCTGCCGACAACAAGCTGTTCGCGGGCAACGCTGCAAATCAGCCCGTGCTGGTCAACACGCCTAGCAGTGGTGGCGGCGGCGGCGGCGGTACGTTTTCCGGCACCGTCGATGGAGGGGAGTACGCATGAGCGACATCATTCGGCTGAAGCGATCTGCGGTTCAGGGTGCAACACCCACTGCGCTAGAGTTCGGCGAAGTCGCTCTGAACTATCACAGCAGTGGCGGAAAGCTCTACTACAAGAACTCCGCTGGCGCGATCGTCGAGTTTGCTGGTGGCGGCGGCGGCTCGCTCTCTGGCAGCGTGACAATCCCGGCGAGCGGGGATACGCAGTGGCCGAATACAGTAATCCTGCTCAAGGGCGACGACGGACTGCTCCAGGACGCCACCGGGCGTGCGTGGACTGCCGTGGGCTCTCCGAGCGTTTCTACATCGGTGAAAAAGTTCGGCAGCTCGTCGCTCGCATTTCCAAACTCGCCACTCAGCTACCTGTCGACTGCGCGCACCAGCCAGCTAGAGGTCGGGGCAGGTGATTTCACGCTGGAATGGTGGTTGCATCCCACGGCGTATCCGTCTGGAACAGCAAGCCAATACAACAGCAGCATTTTTGGCACGCGAGGAGATAACGGTGCAGCCTCCGGTCTCATTTGCGCGATGAACCCCGCTGGCAAGCTCGCATTGTTCATGGACGGCGGATCGCAGACGTGGGGGCTGTTTGCTGGCACCACGCTGACAACGTCGGCGATTCCTCTGAATGAGTGGACACATATTGCGCTGACGCGCAGCGGCAGCACATGGCGGGGATTCTATAACGGCCAGCTTGAGGTGACTGTTACGCAGTCTGGGACGCCGAGCGTTGGTATAGGCAACATCACAATCGGCGGTGACGATAGTGGCGAGCGGTTTGTCGGCTACATGGACGACGTGAGGTACACGCGGGCAGTGCGATATACGTCTACGTTCACGCCGCCCACGGCGACATATGGCACCGGAACATACGCCGCCGCTCAGACGCTGCCCGTGGTGTTCTCATGATCCGCCTCCCCCTCTTCCTCGCCGCCCTCGCCACAGCCGGTGCCGCCGCGCTGGTGCTATCGGCTCGCGCCGGAGCGGCTGCGATGCGGTGGGCACTTGGCAGGGCAATCGTCAACACTCTCGGGTGAGACATGAGCAGCACGCTACGCACACTCGCCGACAGTCTCGCCGACGGTCTCCAGTCCGTGACGTGGGCGATTGCGTCCACGGTCGTCGAGCGTCGCAACTGGGCGAACCTCGACCTAGAGGCTATGAGCGTGCCGCATGTCTTGATAGTGCCAGGCAACGCCGAGGTGACACGCATCAGCCGACAGATGATGCAGGTCGATTACACGGTCTCCGTGTTCGTCGGGCGTCACGTCCAGAGTGACAGCGACGTTGATGCCATGCTCGATCTCGCCGACAGGGTCATGCTCCAGGTGCGTGCTCACTCGTTCGGCTCTTCCGTGACGTGGCCGGTGGGCGTGACCAGCCCGCAGACGGTGCAGATCGACCTGAATCCTGACGACGCACTGACGGAGCGAAACGTCTGGCGTGCCGTGATCACTGCGACGTATCGGGTGTTCGAGTCGAACGTGCTTCCGTCGCCGACCGTCTAGGAGGTGGCTATGCCGTCGATGCTTTCTGGCATGAGCCGGGCATTTATCCGTCCCGGCATGATCGGCGGCAATCGCCGGGAGATGTCTGCCGACACGCTCGGGCGGCTCAAACTGCGGGCGTCGATCAGGGGCAACTTCTTTGATCGTCCGAAGGTGGCAAGGATGATCGGCAAGATGAACGCCGAGGTGTTGTCGAACCTTGGGCACAACATCAAGAACGCCGCCAAGACGGGCATCGGTCGTGGCAAGGGCAAGATCACGAAGGCGGCGAAGAAGCGTCAGCAGCGTGGCAAGCCTGTGGAGTTTGTCGGCGGCTTGTACGTTGACCTGACGGGCTATTCGGCTGGAACGCCACGTCCAGCGGGACAGCCTATCCGCTCGTGGGCACCGAAAAAGTTCATGTACAGCGACATCGTCGATTTCTACGATCCGGCTCGTGGCACCGCTGTGATTGGCACCTTGAAAACAAAGCCACGCCTGGCACAGCTGCACCAGTTCGGCGGCAGCGTGAAGCAGACCGCGTGGCGGATCGGCGTCGGGGCTGCACGCAATGCGTACCTGCGGAAGTCAGCCGGCAGGAGCGGTGCAGGACGTGACGCCAGCGGGCGTTTCACGAAGGGGCAGAGCTTCGGCCCGCAGAAGAACCAATACGAATACGGCGCTTTGATCTGGAACATCGACAGCATCGGCGGCTTCCGGCACTCCAAGAACTGGGAGCGTACGACAATGAGCCGCATGGTGACGTATCCTGCCCGCCCATTCATGGCAGGGTCGAAGCGAGTGGACGAAGCCGTACGCAAAGCCAACGAGAAGTGGCGGAACATGCTCGCCCGAAACTAGCCACGGCATACCCGGTCTAGTTTCCGCCTGCCTGCCCATACCGTGAGCGAACCAGCCGCACCGCTGGCACTCGCACACGAGGCACCGCATGTCTACAGGCACCGTCACTATCAGGCTGGGCAAGGACGTCACCATTACGGGCGTCGCAAATGCTCGCAGCTGCACCGTCAGCCACTCTGCGTCCGAGGTGGACGTTACGAAGTTTGGCGACACAAGCCGCAAGTTTCGCAAGGCATTGATCGAGCAGACCGTCGAGGTTGAGTGCGTCGATTCTCCCGGCGTCACTGTCGGCGGCACGTTCACCATCGGCGGCACAATCACCGGCAATGCCACGTACGTCTGCACGAGTGTTGCACGCTCGGAACCTCTCGATGGCATCGTGACGTTTTCCGTCTCGGGTTCTCGCACCACTCCCGCCACCTGATCACCACCCCACACGCAGGAACCATCACACATGGCTATCACACTCGGAAAAGACGCATCGGCGACGATTCCATTCGGCGAAGGCATCATCTCGGCGACGTTCACCGAGGAATGCGAAACGATCGACATCTCGAACCGAAGCAACGTCGGCACCGGCGCAGGCCGCAAGGCGTTCCTCGCTGGCTACACCACTCGGACGTGGGAGATCGAGTGCCACGACGCCGACGGCGTGATCACGTCGCTTGAGGCGGCGAATCCGACCGGCTACACGGTCATGAGCGTGTCGGAAAACATCTCGCTTGATGGTGCTGTGACCTATTCACTCTCGATCAAAGAGGCGTCGTGACGCATGGCGATCACGCTGGGTAAAGACTGCTCAATCGTGCTCGATAGCGGGCAGATCCTCAGCGCTCGCAACGTGACGCTGACAGAGTCTGCCCGCACGATCGACGTGAACGCCTACGGCAGTCGGTACGCAGCGGTGTACAGCACGGGCTATGAGTGCAGCGTGTCTGTCGAACTGAACGACGCAGCGGATCTGGGCACGGCGTTCCAGAAAATGCACACGGGCGGGACGTTCCAAGTCAGCGGCGGCGCTGGCGGGTTTTCGTTTCTGGCGGTGATGACTGGGATTTCCGAGACAGACCCGATTGATGGCGTGGCGTCCTTTGTGCTCGAAGGTCGCATGACCGATCCGGCTCTTGCGAGGTAGTGGGATGCGTGAGTTTCGTGATGACCAGGGCAGACCGTGGCAGGTGGCGTTGACGGTGGCGTCGGCGCTTCGTGTCCGTGACAACGTCACGGTCGATGTCGTGGACGAAGAGAGCGGCGAGCGCAAGGCTGTGCCGTTCGACATGGTGGACGCTGCGAACATCTCGCAGACGTTCCAGGTTCTCCGAAGCCAGTACGCAAAGATCGGCGAGATTCTCTACGCAATGCTCACCAAGCAAATCGAAGCGAAGGGGCTGTCGAAGGAAGACTTCCTTGACGGTCTTCGTGGCGATTCGCTGGACGCTGCAACGAAAGCACTAGAGCAGGAACTCGTCGATTTTTTCCCCCAGCGCCTCCGCAAGATG